GTGGTATTTGATGCACGCAAGGCCAAAGCCTTAAAGGCTGGTGAACACATTATTGTCGATGAGGCCCCGGGGCTGCGCTTGGTCGCCAGCAACACCCGTATGACCTGGACGTACAGATACAAGAACGATGAGGGGCGTATGAAGCAGGTGGCCATGGGCCATTGGCCTGCTATGTCCTACGCCGCTGCTTTGGGAAAGTGGGATGAGTTGCGCCAGCAGCGGGGTGCTGGTCAGGACTTGGCCAAAGAGAAAAAGCTGGTCACAGCCAAGGTGCGTAGCACGCGGTCGCGTGAGGTCGATCAGTACCTGGTGGCCAATCTACTGGACGAATACCTGGAGGGGCACGTCAAGCGCAACCGCAAACCCAAGGGCTATGCAGAGACAGCGCGGCTGCTCAGCCACCTGTACACGGCGCCGATTCGTGGCTTGCCACCAGTTGCGGTCAAGCGCGTGCATGCTTTTGAGCTTTTGGAGACCTTAGGCGCACGTGCGCCGGTGCTGGCCAACACCCTGCGCACTGAGCTGGGTGCCGCATGGGAGTACGCGCTGGATGCAGGGCGCATACCGGAAGAGACGCCCAACTGGTGGCGGCAGATCTTGCGTGGCAAGTTGCGCAGCCGTGGCCAGATTGTGAACGGCACACATCAGGGGCGGGTGCGGCGCGTGCTGGATGCGCAAGAGATGGCCACGCTGATTAAGTTCTTGCCCAACTTCAGCCAGCTCATCGATGACCTGCTGACCATGTACATCTGGACTGGCGCGCGGGGTGCTGAGATTGTGCAGATGGAAGCCAGGGAGGTTGGTCAAGAGGTCGATGGCTGGTGGTGGACGGTACCGCGTGAAAAGCTCAAGACCGGGCGGCATGACTTGGCGGTGGATTTTCGCGTGCCGCTGGTAGGGCGTGCGCTGACGGTGGTGCAGCGCCGACTTGCTTTGTATCAAAAGGGCTATCTATTTCCGTCGCAGAACGCCAATGCACGATCACCACACGTGGAGCAAAAGATTATTGGCGTGGCCACGTACTGGGTGCGGCCTGAGACCTGTAATGAACGCTTGCCTGCTGACCGCTTGAAGGTGCTGCGCCTGAAGCCTTGGGCGCCCCACGACTTGCGCCGCACGGTGAAGACAACCCTAGCCAGTATGGGCTGCCCTGAGGAGGTTTCTGAGGCCGTGTTGGGGCACATGCCGTCAGGGATTGTTGGTGTATACAACCGCCACACCTATGACAAAGAGCGCAGACTGTGGCTCTCGCTGCTTGCGGAGCATTGGGAGGGGTTGGCGAGGGGTTGACGGGCGTGGTTTGCTGTGCGTCATACAAGATGTTTTGTAGTAAACAGATTACGTCGCCCAGTCGGTGCAATTGTTCTAAAGGTTGCCGCTGATTCTCTGGCAGCCGTAGTTGCTCGCTGGAAATCGCCACTTCGTGACTGTATGCGGCCCGTGCCAGGCCTAGGGCTTTCTCGATTTTTTTTAATCTCGTTTGAGCGCTGTCCATCGCTATACCTCATCCTTCGACTTGCGTGGCTTCTTCGCCCCTGTGTTCTCGGGCGGTAGTTGCTCACTGATGGGGCAGGCAAACAGCCAAGCGTCCAGCTCAGCGCGCAGCCAGGCTACGCGGCGGCCTGCCACTTGGCGGGGTTGGGGGGCGCGGCGCTCACGCACTTCCTTTTCAAATGTGGTGAGGCTCAAGCCGGCATAGGCTGCAGCCTGTTCGCGCTCCAGTGCTGCTGGGGCAAATTGCATGACGACATAGTTCATGCAGACACTCCTTGTTTTTGTTGTTGGGCTGTTGTGCTGAGTAGTTCCGGTGCCACATGCACCACTTGTCCGCCGGCCGACTGCGCGCGGGCAATCATGCGTTGGCTGGCTCGGTGGATCTCGCCGGCACTGAGCTGCTGCAGCTGGAATTCGTGCAGGTCCACGAAGGTGGCCAACGCATCCTGCTCGGCAAATTCCAGGGCTGCAGGCAGCCAGGTGCCGCTGGCCATGGCGCGCAGCTCCCAGCTTTCCAGTGCTGCCTGGGCCTGGGCGATGTGCCCTGCCAGGCCGCGCACGATGCGGGTGCGCTCAATCTCCATGGCCAAGATGGTTTGCGTGTTCAGCACCAGGTGCTGCAGCTCGGTGGCTACCCCAGCTGCGGCCGCAGCCAGGCAGGTGCGGACAGGGGCCACGATGTCGGCCAGCTCTGCAGTCGTCAGTCGGGTGCTGTACTTCCAGGCGGTGCTGATTGGGTCTTTGACGGTGCGGCGGCGGGTCTTGGCGGTCATTACACAGCCTCCAGGTTCTGCACAAGTTCCAGTTCGCTGGCATCAAAGGACTTGGTCAGCGGCTTGCAGCGCGGGGCTGCGGGGAATTCCACAAACACGGCTCGATCACCCATCAGGGAGACCGCCTTGCCCTCTTCGCCGATCCAGGTGCGCAGGCTCTTGCTGACAGTGGGCAGCACGCGAACACCCTTGCCAATCGCCTCGGCACGGGTCTCCGGCGTCAGCGGCTTTGCTACTGCTGCCCCAGTCTTCTCGTCTGCACCGTCCTGACCATCGTCCGCTGATTCGCCTGTGCCACCGGCAGCAGGCGTGTCTGCGGCGGGCTTGGCCGGCTTGGATCGCTTGAGCGTCACCAGGGGGCCCGGGGCCTGCGCGGCAGCGGCCGCGACTGGCCCCGCATCGTTGCCTTGCGCGGCCACGGCCGCGCCTGGTTCTGGTTCCCCAGCAGCAGCCTGCAGCGCGGCAGCGATGCCGGCGGCGGCCGCCTCGGCGCTCAGCTTCTTCCCACCTCCGCCAGCCAGCGCAGCGGGGTCTCGCTGGGTTTTGCCTTTGGCCTTGCCCTGACCGCCATCCTTGGTAGTACGCGCAGCGGGGTTAAGGGGTAGATCGCTCTTCGGGGCATCAGTGTTATCAGGCGCGGGCTTGGGCAGATGCAGCACCGCTGCGGCGTGCTTTTCCTCTTTGATGACGGTCTGCAGCTGGGGGCCAAACACGGCGCGTGCCACCAGCATCAGGCCTTCGTTCTTCTCGCGGCCGTACCCGTAGTAATTGGCGCTGACGTCGCGCTGCATCACGCACAGCAGGTGCAGTAGGTGCGGGGCTGGCGTGTCTTTGGCGAACTGGTGCAGTGCAGAGACGCCGCCTACCTTGCCCAGGCCCAGGATGGCTGCCACGGCCTCAGCATCGGCCGTGCTGAGGCTGCTGACTGCGCCGCGCACCAGATAGCGGTGCACGTCCAGGTTGAATGCGTCTGCAGGGTTGTCCTCGATGATGACTTCCCAGGTGCGGTCGCGCAGCTGGTTGCGCCACGCCTGTTCATACTTGCCTTCGGCTTTGGCAGCGGCCTTGGCCTTCTTGTCCTCGGCGAACGCGATGACTTCCTTAGATACCTTGGCGGATGCATCGGCTTGGCCCTCTACGGCCTTGAGTAGACGCAGCACCACATCGTTGGGCAGTGCGTCCAGCAGCTCGCCCTTGTTGCGGCGGCTTTCGATCTTCACGGGCAGGATGCCTTCGGCCTCCATCTGCTTGCCGATGATCTTGCGCAGTGGCTGGTCAGTCGGGCTGTCTTCCGCCGTGTCCAGACGGCGGTAACCCACCATCTTGTCGTTGTAGCCGTGCTGGCCGGCCAGCTCCTGGGCCTCTTCGCCCACGATGACGGTTTGGCCCTTTTCCTTCGCGGCCGCCACCTGCTGGGCGATGTGCGCCTGTGTTTTGTTCTCAAAGCAGGTGCGGTCTGTGCACACGTCTGCACTGTCGATGTCGTCGTACAGGTCGGGGTTGGCCCCGGTGCGCTTGCTGCACTGCATACAGCTGCCGGCCTTGGCCACCAGGCTGGCATCGGTGATATTGAAGCGTGCCTTGTCCAGGTCCAGCATGAACTCCTGCTGAACATGCTTGGCGCAGTCGCGGTAGGAGGGCAGCTTGTCGTTCCAGTCCGGCTTGGTCATGTACGCAATCGCCTTCAGCTGCAGCTGCTTGCTGGGAATGCGGGCAATCAGCAGGGCCTTGCTGAAATCGATGCTGCCAGCGCGCAGGGCTTCCTTGCCTTCTGCGCACATGTCCAGAATCTTCAAGCGGGCGTACACATAGGCTCGGCTCTTGCCGATCTTGAGCTTCAGCTGGTCGGCGTTGATGCCCTGGTGCTGCATCAGCGTCTGATAGCCTTCGGCCTCTTCCAGTTCGGTGATGTCCTCGCGCTGCAGGTTTTCGATCACCTGGGCTTCCAGTGCCTCGTCGTCCGTCATGTCGCGGATCATGGCGGGCACCTGTACCGCATTCGCCAGGCCGCAAGCCCGCCAGCGGCGTTCGCCGGCCACGATCTCGTAGGCAGCCCGTTCGCGCTTCTCGGCCTTGGCCTTGGCCTGCTCAGCGGCCACGCGGTGGGCGGGCAGGGGGCGCACCAGGATGGGCTGGTGCACGCCCGTGGCTGCAATGCTGTCTGCCAGATCCTGCAGCGCCGCCTGGTCAAAGTGCTTGCGCGGGTTGGTCAGGCTGGGGGTGATGCTGTGCCAGGCCAGGTGGTCGAAGGCCGCGCCGGCGCCTGGTGTGGGCAGGGCCTGGGTTAGGGTGTCTTTGGAGTCGGTCATGCTGCTTGCTCCTGCTTGGCTTGGGCTGCAAGTGCGGTGTCGATAGATTTGGTGAAGTGCTCGGCCACGCTGCCGCGCATGACATTTGCCGGCGCTTCAAGCCCTCGAATCACATAGCGGGAGCCGCTAATGTGGCTTTCTGCGCCGACTGTTTTGATTGCCTCGCGCCAGCGTGCTGCATCCTGCGCACGGCCTACAAGCTCTCGGATTAAAGAAGCCGCGCACTCTATGCCATTCATACCTTCGCGATTCAAGAAGGTTGGATCAAATTTTTCCAGCTCCTTCACGCACGTGAGCCACGCTTCTGTGTGCTCATCCATGTAAGGCACACGTACTGGATACACATCGTGGTTTCCTGCTGGAAGTCCGGGCGTGTAGAGCTTGGCGTTGGTTACTGCTCCGTGCTCGTCAACATCGAGATTGATGCAAGGCCAAATATCCTCTGCAGGCTCTGCAATCTGGTGCAGGCACTTGCCTTGCTCTGCCGTGGCTTTGCCTGCCTCAAATGCTGCGCGCCCGAAGGCCAGCAGGTGCTCGCGGTCTTGGCCTGTGAAAAAGTTCAGGCTCTGCGGCGCCATGAGCAGCGTCAGGTGGGTATCGTCACCCGGTGTCATTTGGATGGTGGTTCTCATGCTATTTCCCCTCTGGCTTCATAAAGCCGCGTTGGCATGCATGGCAGAGTTGGCCAGCAGCAAGGCAGTTGGTGCGGTTTCTGCAATATGAACAAACGACGTAGTAGCTCATGCTGCAAGCCCTTCCATCTGGCCTTTCACACCCAGCGCACGGCGTGCAGCGTTGCGCACTTCGGGGCTGACGGCGTGGCCAAAGCCTTCGGGGTCGTTAAGGTCTGTGACCAGTGCCTCACAGGCCTGCAGGTCGATGTTGCTTGGGCGGATATAGCCAATGACGAAGGCGCGCCCTCTCGCCCGCTTGGTAGGCAGCCAGTCCATGTGGGCCAGAAGCTTGCGCAATGCAGTTTCTGTAGCCAGCCTGCTCTTGTTGGGTAGTGCAGGGATGGCTGCAAGGATCTCCTGCAGGGTCAAAAACCGCTCACTGGTCTCTTCATTGAGGTACTGCCGCACGCGGTCTAACCATTGGTCTTCTAATGTCGGGTCGCAATACACAATCTCGCTGGTGGCGGGCTGCTTGCCCAGCCAGCCCAGTGCATCCAGTGCCAGGCTGTGCGCAGCGTTCTCAATGCGCATGCCGGGGCGCGGCTTGGGCAAGTGGGCGTGCACAGTGGTGTGGCCGCTGGCCGCTGTGGTGATTACGAGCGTAATGGTGGTCATATCAGGCATGCTTGGCCTCTTGAGATTCGGTTGCGGACACGGCGTGGATGTGGGCCGTGACGGGGAAATGGCACTCCATCAGCTGCAGGACGACCTGCACCTTGATGCGTGTTCCTGGCTTGAGCTGCTTGGCCCGTGCCTGGGCGGCGGCGTGCTTGCCGGCGGGGAATGGCTGGTTGCAGGTGAAACTGCGCGTACGGTGGGGGCCGACTTCGTGCACCTTCAGGCACAGCACGGGCAGGCTGTCGCCGCTGGTGCCCACGGGCATGTAGCGCACCGTGGGTTGCTCGGCCACCGTGCCCTCCATCTCCAGCAGGGCGCCGTAATCGGCGGGGTCGATGGCGGCGGTCATGTTGGCACCTCCGTGGCAGTCCAGGCGATCACGGCCAGCAGGCACAGTGCCCACGACAACAGGGCGCGCACTGTGGCGCGCAGCGGGGTGATGGGGTTGGTCATGCCGCACCTGCCTTGCGGGCGCTGATGCCGCCAAGGTCGTGCTGCAGGAAGCCCATGGCGCGGCAGATGGCATCGCACACGCTGGAGGCCAGCACGGGGATGGAGGTCTTGCCCTGCGTGACGATGTAGGGGGTCAGCATGTGGGCACCTCCGCTTCCAGGCGCAGTCGTTGCGTGCGCAATTTGCGGGCTGCTTTTGCTACTGCGAGGGCGCGTGGGCAGCCGTAATGAAGCAAAGCGCCGCGGCTGATGACGTGCTGCAGACGTTCGGCGGCATCTTCTGCCAGTGCGTAGTAGCCAGCCCACAGGGCTTCACGGTATGTGCCTGCTTTCAGCACTAGGTACTTGGCCTTCAGCACCTCGGCCTTGGCGTGCTTCTCAGGTGCGGTTTCTAAGAAGATGTCTGCGCGATCTATTGCAGGCGCATCTGCGGTTGTGCATACGTGTGCACTGAGGGGAATTCTCCAAGCGTGCATGCCTCACTACTCCTAAAGCTAGAGCTGTTAGCGCCCGTTCTGCTTGCGATTGCAGGCAATTTGGGCAACAAAAAACCCGCCGGGTTAGGGGCGGGTTGTTGGCCTGTTGAGTACATACAGCACATTTGGTGCTTCGGCACTTGCCAGTCACTGTGGCGGTCAGCTGACTAGCTCCAGCGTAACGACAACATCACCAGGCACCACTTCAGGTGGAGGCCCCTGCAGGTACTCCACAAAGATCACATCCGCATCGGGCCAGCGATTGATGGCTTGCGTGCGGGTGTTGATGAACTCGCTTTCCGGGTCGTTCATGCCTGCGCATTTCAGTCCTTGCGCTTCAAACTGTTTGCCAAGCGCCACGGCGTGGGCTGATTTGCCACTACCCTGAATGCCGACGATGTGAAAGACTCTTGCCATGACCATCTCCTTTACTGAGAAATCAAAACTGCCTTACTCGCTGTTGCTTGATCCATGGACCATGCGTGCGGCGGCGTACACGAACACTCACCAACTCGTTGCTGAGCTGGCGTCTGAGAAGCTGGTGCAGTTCGCGCTTGCAAACACATCCCGTGAAGTTGCGTTTGAGCGGAAGTTGCACCAGCCAGATTCGGGGTGGCGTCAGTTGCCTGCGTGGGCAACAGAAGACGTGCTGGATCGCATGAAGATCGTGTGGATCAAGCGACCTGATGGTGAAGCGCCAGATGCTGAGTGGCTGGCGATACCTAAACGCTGAGAATAAGAACCCGCTGAGGCGGGTTTTTTCTTGCCCTCAATAAAGAAAGCCGCATGGCCTGTGGCAACAAGAGAGGGAGGGCAGAGGAACACCACAGGCGCGGCACAAACCTAAGCGTACTGGGGCAATGCGCTTAGGTTTGCCCTGCACGGGGCAGGGCAAGGCACTCAAGGGGTGCCGTATGTACTCAACAAGCTGTTAACGATCCGGGCTGGCCCGGGTCGATGCCGTGGTGCCCATCGCATTGCTGCGACGGGTGTGATTACACCAAAGGGTGTATTCAAAGTCAACACTGTTTGGTGTATTTCAGAAATCTTCGCCCTTCCATACCTTCACCACTCGTGCGAAGACTTCAAAGTCCATGCCTTGCACTATGTCGAAAGGGTCGTACAGGGGGTTGTAACTTTTGGCTCGAATCACAAGACCGTTCACCGTAGGAATGCGTTGGAGTGCTTTGACAAATCCCTCGTCGCCCACGCGGAAGAAGTAGATGCCATCCACGTCAACTACGTTGATTCCTCTATCTACCAGCAGTGGATCGCCAGAGTTGTAAAGGGGCTGCATAGATGGGCCAAAGCCTGTAACGATGGCTAAATTGCGCGGGCTGGTGATCCGGTGTACGTTCATTTGCAGCCAGCGATCCGAGACACGCCATTCCTTGATAACGCCGGGCTGATCTGCTAGCACCAAGCCCCTCCCCATACTGCCGCCTGTGTCGTATTGAGGGATGGTGACGTCTGTTTTCTCCCAGTGGGCCCTTGGTGCAGCTGCAATTACTTCCCCTGATTTGCCATCTTGAGCATCTTTTTCTTCTGAACGATCCAGCCACCCGGGTGCAAGGCTGGGATCGAAGCTTTGCTCCATCCTGCGCGCAACCTTTTCACCAAACGACTTCCGACCAGCAAGCATGTCTGCCAACTGCCGAGGGGGAAGTCCAAAGCGATTTGCAGCGGTAGTGAGCGTCAGCTCATCCACGATGCGTTGCGCGACATGGCGACGAATTTCTGCGATTTCCATCACGTCATTGGACCAGTTAGTAACCGTTTGGTGAATTCCCTGAATGGTGTTTGAGGTAATACACCGGATGGTGTATAGTCCTCAGCCATGTTGACCCTTAAAGACTTTCTGAAAGGTCTGTGCGTCGAGGAGCGGGAGGCATTCGCCAAGCGCTGTGAGACCACTTACGGCCATTTACGCAACGTCGCGTATGGGCAAAAGCCTGCGGGAGAAAAGCTTTGCATCTTGATTGAGCGTGAGAGCGCCAGAAAGGTGCTTTGTGAATCGCTCCGTTCGGATGTGCCTTGGAATGTGCTCCGCCAGTCACCCGCATCCAGCACTTCAGCGGGGGCGGGCTGTGGTCAGTCGATCTATTTCCCCCATCACCACCCCTCGCAGGAGAGCGCAAATGGTTGACAAGTCCATGCAAGAACGCGGCCTTATCTCTGCGGATGACTTAGCTGCGCGTGAGCTCTTCTACCGCCGCATGGCTGTGGATGGTCTCTTTAAAGCTTGCCCGCAGCGCTGTCCCGAAAGATTGCCTGCTGATGAATTTGTGTCAACAACTCTCCAGTGCTCTCAATCTGGGCGCGATAGGCGTTCAGCATTGCCTCTGAGCCGGGTGTGTTCAGCAAGTGACCTTCAACTTCTGGGCCGTTTTTCTCGAACTCTTGCCGGATGGCTTTCAGCGTTTGCGCTGGGAGTATGCGCAGGACTGCTTCTAACAGGACGTTGGTTCCAATGATCTGTCCTTGCAGTGCATCTGGTGAGGCCTTCTCGCTCATGTACGCCTTTCTTCGGGTTATCGCTGGTGGGTTGGGAGCTCCCATCGTAGCCCAGGGATTGGTGGACACCTTTTCCCATCCACATCACCACCCCTCTAACGGCCACGCCGCCGGGGTCTTTGTCTCCAACCTCTTTCATGGTGCTGCACGCCATAGCCATCGCGTGCAGCTTGCGTGGCAGGTGGTGATGGGCTTTTTCTTGTTGCATGGGGGCAGTTTGGCAGCAGCAGCTGGCGCCCTCTATGGCGAATCTTTCAGTGAGGTGGATATATGGAACTGAACGACGCAGTGCGCCGCATGGTGCGCAATTACCCGGGTGGCATGAATGCGCTGTGCGCCCGCATGGGCAAGAGCCCGAGCACCCTGGACAAGGAAATCCGCGGTGCCCAGGGCTTCAAGCTCGGTCTGGCCGATGCGCAGGAGATTGCGGTTTTGTGCCACGACGCCAAGGTTCCTGGCGCGCTGGAGCTGCTGAGCCTGATGGCCCACGCCGTGGATCAGACCTTGCTGCCGCTGCCCTCTGACGATGCGCCGCCGATGACGCTGGAGCGCCTGGGCAAGCTGATGCACGAATGTGGCGATCTGGTGGCTGTAGTGACCAAGGCCAAGGCGGACGGCAATGTCTGCGACAACGAACTCAAGCAGTGCATGGCGCAGTGGGCGCAGTTGGTGTCTGCGGGCCATGCCTTGATGCAGGGCTTGCAGGCCAAGAACCGCGAAACCATGGCCCGCTGGGTGGAAGGCGGGGGTGTGTGATGCGGCCCGCTGGTGAAATTTCCAAGGCACTGCTGCAGGCGGTGCAAGCCCTGGCGACGCCCGAGCGCGCGCCCATCCTGAAAGAGCTGGCGGCCCACGCCAATCTGCCCGAGGGCGTGGTCCTTCAGACCTTGAAAGACATGAAGCGCTACGACCGGGTGTGCGTTGTGCGCAAGCGCCGGGTGCCGTGGTGCAGGCGGCCGGTGGCCGAGTACGGATTGCCCGTGGTGGGGCATGCGGCCAACGATGCGTTGGGTGATGGTGGTTTTGCGGCTTTGATGCGCGCCTGGGGGTAGTAGATGGGTATTCGACACGCTGCCGGTGTTGCGGACGCTGGCGTGGCCATGGTTTTTTGTGTGCGCGCAGGGGGTGATGCATGACCCATCACCGTCAAGAACTGCCGCCGATTCAATACAAGGCACTGGCCGATGCGTTGCTGCCCATGGCAGACACGCTGGTGCCCCAGTGGCTGTCTGGTGGGCAGCGCATTGGGCATGAGTGGAAGTGCGGCAGCCTGGCCGGGGAGGCCGGGGGCAGCACCAGCATCAACCTGGTGACGGGTGCCTGGGCGGACTTCGCCACTGGCGAGCAAGGCGGTGATCTGCTGGGCTTGTACGCCGCTATTCATTCGCTGACTATGGCCCAGGCCGCAGTGCAGTTGGCCCGTGAGCTTCACCTGGAGGATGTGGCGGGCCTGGTCAAAACTGCCACGGGTGCGAATGTAAAGCCCCTGGCGAATCCACGCCCTGCGCCTGCTCCAAGTGCTGCGAACAGGGATAAAGAGAAGTGGCATGCACTGCAGCCAGTGCCTGTGCACGCACCTGCGGCCCCATTCAAGCACGCGGTTCGCGCCGCTGAAGACATCCTGCATACGGCTGCGTACTGGGTGGACGGTGAGCTGTACGGTTATGTGGTCCGGTACCGCACAAGCGACGGCGGCAAGGAAACGATCCCCTATACCTACTGCCAGTCCGAGCGCGACGGCGGCCAGAAGTGGCACTACAAGACCTGGGACGAGCCTAGGCCCTTGTTCTTTCCCGGTGGCAAGAAGCCCGGGGAGCGCACAGTCATTCTGGTGGAGGGAGAGGTCAAGGCTGAGGTGCTGCAGGGGCTGCTCGATGCGCATGCACCAGGTGTGTACTGCGTGGTCAGCTGGCCTGGTGGCAGCAATGCCTGGAACAAGGCGCAATGGAGCTGGTTGGCAGGCTGCACGGTGCTGCAGTGGCCCGACTGTGATGCCCTGCGTGAGAAGCTAACCAGACAAGAGCAGTTGTCTGTTGCGGACGATCCAGAGGCCAAAGCCGCGCTGCAAGCCAGCAAACCGATCCTGCCCGAGGCCAAGCAGCCCAGCACAAAGGCAATGCAGGGTATTGGGCTGCTGCTGCGAGATACCCACGGCTGCACGGTCAGCCGGTTGCCTATTCCCGCGCCTGGCGAGAAGCCCAGCGGCTGGGACTGCAAAGACGCGATTGCTGATGAAGGCTGGACGTTTGACGATGTGCTGGCTTTCTTTGGCAAGGCGCAGCCGTTGCCTTCGGTCGATGCGGCTGAGCCAGCAGCAGAAGCTGATGCCCCTGAAAAAAATTCGCGATCCCCCGTTGGCACGAAGGGGCGTGGCTCCGCCGGCGGTGGTGATGGTGGTGATGACACCCCTGCGGGCAAGGATGAGACGCCGCCGCCCAAGGGCACGCCCTGGTGGCTGAAGCCGTACTGGGACAAGCAAAAGGCCCGCTGGAACATCAGCCGCAAGACGGTGATTGCCGCCCTGGAGCATGACGAAGCCCTGCAGGGTGTGGTGGCCTTCAATGAGCTGACCAACAGCATCCAGTGCCGTAAGGCCTGGCCCTGGCCGCATGCCCGCCCTGGTGAGATCAAGGGCGCGGACGGCTTGCTGCTGGGCAAGTACCTGACGGACACCTACAGCCTGCCGAGCGTGAGCAAGGCGGCGCTGGAAGAGGCGGTGCAGACGGTGGCGTACACCGAGCGCTTTCACCCCATCCGTGAACGGTTGATTGACCTGAAGTGGGACAACACGGCGCGGATCGACAAATGGCTGATCCATGTGCTGGGCGAGACGCCCGAATCCCTGAACCCTGCGCTGCGGGAGTACCTGCAGCTGGTGGGGCGCTTTTGGCTGCTGGGCATGGTCTGGCGGGTGATGGAGCCTGGCTGCAAGTTTGACTATTGCCCGGTGCTGGAGGGTGTGGGCGGCCTGCGCAAGTCCACCCTGGTGGAGGTGCTGTGCGGCAAGGAATACTTCAGCGACACGCCTTTCGATATGAGCCGGGGCAAGGAAGCCCAGGAACAGGTGCAGGGCATTTGGCTGTATGAGATTGCCGAGCTGAGCGCGCTGAGCAAGGGCGACGTGAACGCGATCAAGGCGTTCATCAGCTCGAAGGTGGACAAGTACCGCCCTGCCTATGGTGCGACGGTTGAGAGCTACCCGCGCCAGTGCGTGCTGGTGGGCACGACCAATGATGACCAGTACCTGCGCGACCGCACGGGCAACCGCCGGTTTTGGCCGGTGCCGGTGCGCCACCAGATCAACACGGAGTGGGTGCAGAAGTACCGCGACCAGCTGCTGGCTGAGGCGTTTGCGCTGTACCAGCAGGGTGTGGCGTACACGCCCACGGCCGACCAGGAAAAGCGCCTGTTTGCCCCGATGCAGGACAGCCGCCTGATTGAGACGGCGGTGGAAAGCCGCTTGATGCAGCTGCTGACCCGTGACCTGGGCCAGGCCGGCGACTCGGGCATTCACGAGGATGCGCAGTTTGTGCGGATTGACCAGCTGGTGGTGGCCTTGGGGTCTGACGTGGCCAAGTCTTCGGCCGCGTTGGAAAACCAGATCCGTGGCTGGCTGAAACAGCAGGGATGGAAGCACGGCAAGAAACAAATCGCTGGTGCGCGCCTGCCTGGCTATTACCGCCCGGATGTGTGGCCCCCTGTGGCTGCCGTGGTGGGCCTGGACCAGATTGACCGCGACAGCCAGGCGCAGGAGGCCGATGCGCCCGCTGCACCGCCCCAGGCCCCTGCCGGTCAGGCGCAAGCCGAACCTTCGGCGCCACTGTCGCCTGCATCTCAGTGGGTGCGGGACCAGGCCAACGACGACACGCCCTTCTGACCGATGCAGCACGTTCGTCCATTTCTTCAACCCATGGCAGCGCCTGAAACGCGCTGCACTGCCCACACAGGGGGAGGCGTGATTCGCGCCTGTGTGGTGGCCAGGGCGATGGTGCGCCCGGCCTGCGGTGCAGTGGCGGGGATGGGGCTGTCTGCGCCCATGACCTGAAAGTGTCCAAGTGTCCACGGTGTCCAGCGTTTTGCTGGGACTGTGTGGGTAATGCCAATCCCTGGTTTCAGGGGTTGAAGCCGCTGCATTGCCCAGGCGACACGTCAACCCCTGTCCACGTAGGTTGCGGTGCGGGCGTGGGCAGGCAGGCGCAGGCAGCGGGCACAGGCGCGCGTGCGCGAGCCCTCGGGCGGATTCCCGCAATCTCTATAGAAAAGGGTGGACAGTATGGACAGTTGGACAGTTCAAAAGCAGCAAGGGGCAGCAAAGGATGTGGATGAAGAGCTGCGGATGATTAAAACGGCCATGCCACAGACCTATGAGTCCATCCAGCGCAAGGCGGCGCTGTTGGGCAACGGTGTGTACAGCATGGTCCGCCGGGGTGTGATGGGCCGGCCGAATTGCTTTTGGGCGATGGAGGGCGGCCGGGTGGTGGGCACGCCGTTTGCCGACAGCCACCCGGTGGCGGCGGTGGTGGCGCAGAGCCTGGTGCAGTTTGGCAGTGCACACGTGTGCATCATCGCTGAGCCCGTGAAGGCGGAGGGCTGAACCATGGCACGCCTGGAACACATCAAGCAGCGGCTGAACAACTGGGCCATGTGGCGGGCGCGCCGCGATAACCACGGCCTGGGCTTTGCATCGCGCAACATGCTGGCGAACTGGATGGCCAGCGCCGGGGAGGTGAGCCGGTACAGCCGCGAGTCGACCATTCCGGTGCTGGGCCTGGAGGCGGAAGAGACCGACGAAGCCGTGGAGGCGCTGCGCCTGGGGTACGGGCACCTGCATGTGACGCTGATGTGCGTCTACATCAAAGACCTGGGCGTGGCGGGCACGGCCAGGCAGATGCGCCGATCGCCGGCCACCATCTATGCCTATCTGGATCAGGCCGACCGCTGGATTGAGGCCTGGCTGCAGGCCAAGCGCGAGGCCAAGGATGCGCAGCTGCAGCGTGTATCCACCCGCTTGTGAGGTCCGCTATTGACGCCTGGGGAGTTTTCCACCTTGTAGACCTGCGCTACATTTCAGGCAACTTGCTGTTGGTGTCCGCAACCACAGGCAGTAAGCCAGAAAGCCCCGCCAGTCCACCACCGGCGGGGCTTTTGTTTTTGTTGGCCGACCGGCCGGCAGTTGGTCAACATCCAAGCGGGTGCGCGCAATGCGCATCTGGCGGCACGCAACCGCCACCTATTGAAAGGACACGCCGTGCCATCTGCTGCCCCGCGTCCATGTTCGCACCCGGGCTGCGGCGTCCTGGTGCGCGATGGCACAGGGCGATGTCCCAAGCACCCAGCCAAGGTGTGGTTGAAGAAACCTACGGCGGCCAAGCGGATCACCGGGCGCAAGCTGCAGCAGCTGCGCAAGGAATTGTTTGAGCGTGAGCCACTGTGCCGCCCTTGCTACAAGGCTGGGCGCGTGACGGTGGGCACGATGCGTGACCACATCGTGCCGCTGGAAGAGGGCGGCACGGACACGGAGGACAACGTGCAGAACATCTGCGCTGACTGTCACGACGAAAAGAGCAAGGCCGAGCGGGCGCGTGGTGTGCGCCGTGCCTGGTCGAACTACCGAGACACCTGACCCAAGCGACTGTTGACCGGATGGGGCGTGCCAGCGGCGCACGCCCACCCGTGCAGGGGGAGGGGGGTGTCCAAACTTTTGAAACCACCCGCCGGAAACCGAGCGCCCAGTGTCTTTTTTGTGCGCGCAGGTTTTAGAGGGGGGGGTACCCCGAAAGGAATGAAGTTATGGGAACACGTGGCCCAATGCCAAAGCCTTCGGCGCTCAAAGCACTGCAGGGCAACCCCGGAAAACGCACCACCAGCGTGGGCGATGGCGTCAATCCGGTGATTGAAATTCCTAGTGCACCCAGGCATTTGAGTAAGGAAGCTGCCAAGGAATGGAAGCGCATCACGCCGCTGCTCGAAGAGCTGGGCCTGATCTCTGGTCTTGATCGCACGGCACTGGCCCTGTACTGCCAAGCGGTAGGCCGCCTGACTGAGTTGGAGGAAGCTTTCAACGGCCAGGTCAAGCGCCTGATGACAGACAAGGGGTTAGATTACCCCACGGCTGTATCCGAAGCCAGCCAAAGCACCACACCCAGCGGCTATGTGCAGCAGTCGGTGATGGTGCAGCTGATTAAAAACCACCGCGAGCAGGTGAACCGTTACCTGCAGCACTTTGGCCTCAGCCCTGCCGCGCGTGGCCGTGTGCAGCCCAGCAACTTTGTGCAACCCACGCTGCCGGGAATTGAACCGCCCAAGCCTGCGGCTGCAGCTGGGTTTGCCCAGTTTGCACCCGGTCTATCGGGGCACCCTCTTCAGTAATTTGCTATGACTCATCGCTACGTTGAAGCCGCCCAGCGTTATATGAACGCCGTGGCCAGCGGAGCTGTACCCGCATGCAAGTGGACAAAGCTGGCAGTTGAGCGCCAGCAGCAAGACCTGCTGCGGCCTCTGTCTGCAGATTGGCCGTACGTCTTTGACGCCGAACGCGCCGAACGCCCCTGCAGGTTCATTGAGCTGCTGCCCCACATCAAGGGCAAGTGGGCGCGTGAAGGCCGCCTGATTGAGCTGGAAGACTGGCAGTGCTTCATCATCACCACCGTCTTTGGCTGGGTGCATCACGCCACGCGGCTGCGCCGGTTCAAAGAAGGCTATGTGGAGGTGCCGCGTAAAAACGCCAAGTCCACACTGTCCAGCGGTTTGGCGCTGTACATGCTCAGCGCAGACGGTGAGCAAGGCGCGGAAATCTACAGCGCGGCCACCACGCGTGACCAGGCACGTATTGTGTTTGATGACAGCAAGGCCATGGCCGATCGCACGCCGGGCTTGCGCACCCACCTGGGGGTGGTAGTGCTACAGCACAGCATCACCGTGGCGGCCACGTCCAGCAAGTACACACCGCTGGCCTCAGAAGGCAGCACGCTGGATGGATTGAATGTGCACTTTGCCGTCATCGATGAGCTGCACGCCCACAAGACCCGCGCTGTGTATGACGTGATTGACACTGCACGCGGCGCACGTGAGCAGTCACTGCTGTGGAACATTACCACTGCAGGTACTGACCGCAGCGGCATCTGCTATGAGCGCCGCACCCACAGCACCAAGGTGCTGGAACGTGTGATTGAAGACCCCGCCATCTTCGGCATCATCTACACCATTGATGATGCTGACGACCCATTCAAGCCTGAGAGCTGGGCCAAGGCCAACCCCAACTGGGGCAAGTCGGTGCTGGAAGATGACATGGTGGCCGCTGCCCGCAAGGCGGAAGCCATGCCCAGTGCGCTGGCCAACTTTCTGACCAAGCGCCTGAACGTCTGGGTCAACGGAGAAAGTGCATGGATGGACATGCGCGCTTGGGAGCGCTGTGCCAAACCCGGCCTCTCATTGGCCGACGTGCCACGCGACACCCCTGTGTGGATGGGCTTGGACTTGGCGCAAAAGCGCGACTTTGCGGCCCTGGTATCTGTGTTCCAGATGGATGGCGTGTGGCATGTGTGCACACGTCTGTACTTGAATGAGCTGGCTGTGCAGGAAAGCGGCAACGCCCACCTGAGCGGCTGGGCGCGGCAAGACTATGTTCAGGTCACTGACGGTGACATCACTGACTTTGACGTGGTGGCAGAAGACCTGCGCGCCATCTGCCGTGACCACAACGTGCAAGAAATTGCCTTTGACCCGGCGCTATCCATGTACTTCGCCACCAAGCTGATTGAAGAGGGCCTGCCACTGGTGGAAATCACCCAGCGTGCCCTGTTCTTTACCCCGCCACTGATCCAGGTGGAAAACCTTGTGCACGAGCACAAGCTCAAACACGATGCCAACCCCGTCATGAGCTGGATGGTCAGCAACCTGGTGGTCAAGGTCTCAAAGTTCAATGAGCTGCGAGCCCCTACCAAAGAGCGCCCAGAGAACAAGATCGATGGCCCGATTGCCATGCTGATGGCCCTCGGTCGTGCCATGGCCTTGGCGGAACCGCAAGGTGACAGCGATGGTTTCTTCAGCAAACCTGTTTCTGCATAGGAATGATTCATGAACCACCAACCTAAACAGCGCCGACCTGGTCGCATCCGTGCTGCCATTGATGCGCTGATGGGGCGGTCGGTCAGCCTAAGCGATTCGGAAGGTAGCGCCGCCGTGTTCGGCGTGGACCTGAGCACAGGCGTCACAGTTGGCCCGCAGAACATGATGCGCCTGTCAGCTACCTGGTCGTGTGTGCGCCTCATTGCGGAGACCATCGCCACTCTGCCATTGAGCATCTACGAAAGCAAAGGTGGCAAAGGCAAACAACTGGCGCAGCAACACCCGCTGTACAGCGTGCTGCACGATGTTCCCAATCCTGATGCAACGGCGGCCGTGTTCTGGGAAAGCATGGTCGCATCCATGCTTGTGCGCGGCGCCGGGCGGGCTGAAAAGTTGATCTTCAATGGCCGCCTGGTGGGCTTGAGTTTTTTGGACCCTGATCGGCTCTCCCCGCACCGCAAGCAGGGCAGTGTGGTTCTGGAGTGGCGCTACGCCGAAGATACGGGCAAAACCCGTTTCATTCCGGCATCGCGCGTCTGGACCGTGCCTGGCTTCACGCTGGATGGAAAAAACGGAGTCAGCGTTGTGCAGTACGGCGCTGCAGTCTTTGGTCAGGCCACGGCTGCTGAAAAAGCCGCAGGCCGTGCCTTTGGCAATGGGGCATTGCAAAACCTGTACTACACGATCAAAGACTGGTTGACTCAGGAAAAGCGCGATGGCTTTCGCGAGAACGTCATGGGCCTGCTGGAGCAGGGCAAGACACCATTGCTTGAAGGCGGCATTGATGTGAAGACGCTGGGCATCAGCCCCAAGGATGCGCAGCTGCTTGAATCCCGTGCCTGGAGCGTGCAAGAAATTTGCCGCTGGTTTCGCGTGCCGCCCTGGATGGTTGGGCACACCGAGAAGTCCACCAGCTGGGGCTCAGGTGTTGAGCAGCAGATGATTGCCTTCTTGGTGTTCACGCTCAGCCCCTGGTTGCGGCGTATTGAGCAGGCCATCACCAAAGACCTGCTCACCCCGGCAGAGCGGCTGCGCTATTACCCGAAGTTTGCGGTCGAAGGTCTGCTGCGCGCAGACAGTGCGGCGCGTGCTGCCTTCTACGGCGTGATGGTGGACAAAGGGATTTTCACGCGCGACCAAGTCCGCGAGCTGGAAGACATGGAGCCCATGGGCGGTAACGCCGCAGTGCTGACCGTGCAGTCGGCCATGACAACGCTGGACTCCATTGGCACCAATAGCTCTGAACAGCAAGTGCGGGCTGCCCTGCAGACGCTGCTTGGTATCAACCCTGAAGAGCCGCAGAAAGGCTAAACCATGAGCATGAGAAATTTGCCGGCGGCTCCCACGGGCCGCCCGGGCGCTAGCGTGCGCAGTGAAATCTTGCCTCGTGCCTTTGACCGCTGGAACCCTGGCGTGAAGGCTGCAGGTGAGACTGCAGAAGAGGAACGCAGCATCAGCGTCTACGACGTCATCGGCTACGACTACTGGACCGGTGACGGCGTAACGGCACGCCGTGTGGCTGCAGCGCTGCGCTCCATGGGCCCTGGCCCCGTGACGGTCAACATCAACAGCCCTGGTGGAGACATGTTTGAAGGCTTGGCCATCTACAGCCTGCTGCGTGAGCACCAGGGCGAGGTCACCATCAAAGTGCTAGGCCTAGCTGCCTCGGCTGCCAGCGTCATCGCCATGGCGGGCGACAAGGTGCAGATTGCACGTGCAGGCTTTTTGATGATCCACAACGCCTGGGTCATCGCCGCTGGCAATCGCAACGACATGCGCGAAATTGCAGACTGGCTGGAGCCGTTTGATGCCTCTATGGCCGATATCTACGCAGCGCGCACAGGCGAAGACGCTGCCGCCATGGCCAAGTTGATGGACAGCGAATCTTGGATTGGCGGTTCCAGTGCTGTAGAGCAGGGCTTTGCTGATGAGCTGTTGCCCTCCGACCAGATTGGCAAGGGCGATACCAAAGCGCAGGCCAACGCTGCGCGTCGTGTGGAAGCTGCACTGCGCGCCAGCGGCCTGCCCAAGACCGAGGCCATGCGCCTTATCTCAGAAATCAAGTCCGGTGTGGGTGATCCATCCGGCAGCGGTGCGGGCGATCCCACCGAGCGCGGTGCGCCGTCAAGCGACTCCGACATGACACAAGCCGCAGCGCTCGCTGCATCTCTCACATCCATTCTTTCTTAAGGGGGCTATATGGCTCAAATCGATGACGATATCAAGCACATCAACAACAGCCTGAAACAGGTTGGTGATCAGCTCAAGGCACATGCCGAGCGCACGGACAGCGAAATCAAAGCTTCGGCCAAGATGTCCGAGGAAACCAAGGCCAGCGTAGACAAGCTGTTGGTCGCCCAGGGTGAGCTGCAAGCCAACCTCAAGGCTGCCGAGCAAGCACTGGCCAAGCTGGAAAACGGTGGCGGTGGTCATGGCTCAGTGCTGTCGCTGGGTGCGCAAGTGGTAGCCAGTGAAGAAATCACGGGTTTTAACACCAGCTTCAAGGGCCAGGTCTCCATGAAAGTGGGCTCTGTGCATGCTGCGTTGACCAGCGGCAGCGGCTCTGCGGGTGACTTGATTCAACCCCAGCGCGTGGCCGGCATCGTCGCCCCGCAGCAGCAGCGCCTGTTTGTGCGCGACTTGCTCACCTGGGGTCGCACAGCTTCGCCTGATATCGAGTTCGTACGCGAGACGGGCTTCACCAATAACGCCGATGTGGTGGCGGAAAACCCCGCTGACCCCAAGCCCGAGTCTGATATCCAGTTCGAGTTGGATTCGGCCAAGGTGGCCACCATCGCGCACTGGATTCGTGCTTCCAAGCAGGTGCTGGCTGATGTGCCAATGCTGCAGGCCTACATTGATGGTCGCCTGCTGTACGGCCTGAAGCTCAAGGAAGAAGCGCAGCTGCTCAAGGGCTCTGGCGTGGGCTTGAACATCGCTGGCATCATTACCCAGGCCAGCGCTTACGCAAACCCGGGTGTGGTTGTGCAAAACGAAACCATGCTCGATCGCCTGCGCATCGCCATGCTGCAAGCCGAGCTGGCCGAATACGCTGCCGACGGCATGGTGCTCAGCCCCATTGACTGGGCCCAGATCGAGCTGACCAAGACCACGGACAACGCTTACCTGTTCGCCACTCCGCGCGGCCTGGCTGTGCCTGGTCTGTGGGGGCGTCCGGTGGTTGCGTCCACTGCGCAGACAGCGAACGACTTCCTGGTCGGTGCATTCGCGCTGGGTGCACAGGGTTGGGATCGTGAAGACGCCACCATCACTGTCAGCAACCAGGACCGCGACAACTTCGTCAAGAACATGGTCACCATCCTGTGTGAAGAACGCGTTGGCTTGACAGTGTTCCGTCCCGAAGCGTTCGTGAAGGGCAACTTCACTGGCGTGGCGCCCCAGCCCCCAGCAGGCGGCTAAAGCGCAGACATCGTGAAACCCAAAGCCCGGCAGGCCAACGCCGGGCTTTTTTTTGGAGAGCACTATGCCCCAGGTCAAAGTACAAGCCGTGACCGGCTTTGAGCACAACGGCACGCGCAACCGTGGCGATACCTTCGTGGTCAGTGACCAGCACGCCCATGCGCTGCAGGCACGCGGCCTGGTCAAGATCGTGAGCGCAACGGATGAAGCCGAGCAGGCCAAGGCCGCTGCTGAAGCTTCCCGCAAAGCAGCCGCTAGCGCACAGACCACCAGCCGCAAGCGCCAGAGTGCGCAACCCAAAGAGCCCAAAACAGAAAAGCCTGAAGCCGCCGAAGGCGACAAAACCGCTACAGGAAACGAAGCTTCTGGCGCTGACCCTGCAAGCACTTCAGATACAAAGCAATCTGAAGACGAGCAACAGCCAGCGCAAGCCGCTACAGATGCAGTAGCAACCACAGACAACCCCGCAGCGCCAGGCGCTGACCAGGCCTAAGCCATGGCAGATCCACGCACCGAGCTGGTCACGCTGGCTGAAGCCAAGGCGCACTTGCGTGTGGTGGATGAAAGCGAAGACGCGGACATCACCCTCAAGCTGCGTGCTGCCGAGCAAATGGCCATCACCTACCTGGACCGTGGCGTCTACCCCAGTGCCGATGCGCTGGCCGCTGCCGTGCTGGCCGGTGACGTGGGCCCTTGCCCCATGGTGGCCAATGACATGGTGCGTGCCGGCATCTTGCTACTGCTGGGTGACTTGTACGCCAACCGTGAGGAAACCGTCACGGGCACCATTGCCACCCAGCTGCCCACCGGCGCGCGCGCCTGCTTGCGGCCGCTGCGGCGCCTGGGCGCGTGACGGAGGTGCACACCATGCAACCCTGCCCAACCTGCAGCGTCGTGCGCGACTGGGCCAAGCGCTGGAAGGACATAGCTTATGAGCGAGCCAACACCATCTTGGGCCGAGCGCCTGATCCAAAGCAACCAGCAGTTGGCCAACGCCATCACCAGCCAGGCGCACAGCCTGTCGGCACTGTCGGAAGCGATAGTGAAACTGGCCGAGAGCCAGATGGATGATGAGCTGCCGCGCCCCACTGGCTTTCTTGACGATGCGCCGGGCCCCGCCCAGTCGCTCGATGGAGGGTTGCTGTGAGGGCCGGCGCCTTGAGGCACCGCGTGCGGCTGCAAAGCCAGACCACCGTGACGGACCCCGACACCGGCTACCGCACCGAAGTGTGGGCCGATGTAGCACCCCAGCCGCAAGCAGGACTGCCTGCTGAGGTGGTGCCCCTGAGCGGGCGCGAGTTCATCGCTGCCGCTGCGCAGCAGTCCAAGGTCAGCACGCGCATCACCATCCGTTGGCGGGCAGGCGTCAACCACCTGCAGCGCCTGCTGTATGACGGCCGCGTCTTCAACATTGAAGCCGTGCTGCCCGATAACCGCAGCGGCCGCGAATGGCTGACGCTGATGTGCAGCGAAGGAGTCAACGATGGCTAACTTTGAAGTCAAGCTGGAAGGCTTGGAGCCCATCCGCGCCAAGATGAAAACCTTGGCAAAGGAGGTGCGGCTCAAGCCTGCGCGCTCTGCGCTGGGCCAGGCGGCCAAGTTGATCCGGGAGCAAGCCAAGCAAAACGCGGCCAGCCTCGATGACCCCGAAACGGGCCGCCAGATTGCCGACAACATCGTGCAGCGCTTTCGCAGCAAGTACCACAAGCGCACCGGCGATCTGATGATCTCTGTGGGCGTGGCCACGGAAAAGGGCCGCATCCCCAAAGGCAACCCCGACACCGGCGCCAAGGGCAACACCCCGCACTGGCACCTGTTGGAGCTGGGCACTGAACAGATGCCGGCCCAGCCCTTTCTGCAACCCGCCGCGCGCCAGCAGGCAGAGGCAGCCATCAGCAAGTTCACTACCAGCTTGGACAAGAGCATTGACCGCATCTTGAAAAAGGCCCGCAAATGAACCCGCCGCTGTACCGCATCTGCGCCGCGCACCCTGCAGTCACTGCGCTGCTGGGGGGCAACCCCGCGCGCATCTACCCCTGGGGTGAAGCCGATGACCCGCCCGTCTACCCCTACGTGACTTTTGTCACCGAGGGGCGTCCGGCCAACTATCTGGCCGACGGCCCCGACAGCGAGGCGCACCTCCTGCACGTGGACGTTTGGGCCCAAACGCCCCAGTCCGCTGACCAGGTGGTGGCTGCACTGCGCCAAGCACTGCAGCCGCACTGCTACGTGCAGGCGGTGCGCCAGATGGGGCGTGACCCCGAAACCCGCTCCCGCCGCGTGCGGCTGGATCTGGAGTGGGGCCTGGTATAGCTGGCCCTGCGTTTGTTTGCCAACCGACCGCCACCGCCAGGTGGCTTTTTTATTGAAGGGAATTGCAATGGCAAAAATTCTGCCCCAGGGCACCCAGCTGTATGCGCTGGCGCCCACCGTCGCCAACCCCGCTGTCTTTGAAGTGCTGAAGGTGCCTTGCGCAGTCAGCATTGATTTTGGCGAAGACAGCCGCGATGAGCACGAAGACACATGCTTGGAAGAGCTGGAGTCGCACACCTTCTTGCCCGGTTTGAACACCCCAGGCACCAGCACCTTCTCTGTGCGCGTCGACCCGCAAAGCCCCGCCCATGTGCGCCTGGACCAGCTCAACGACAGCGGCCGGCGCTTTATGTGGGCGATTGGTTGGTCGGATGGCTTTGGCATCGACCCCACGCAAGATGCTGATGAGCCTGGCCAGTTCGATCTGCCCGCCACGCGCACCTGGAACTTCTTCCTGGGCCACATCACTGGCTTCAACATCACCGGCTTTGAAGTGGCGGGCGAGCCGCTGCAGGCCGCCGTCAGCATCAAGCGCAGCTCCAAGCCGCGCTGGGTGATCAAAACCGAAAACGCACCTGTGGGACCCTAAGCCATGAACCTATCTGAACTGCAAGCCCTGGGCGGCTTTGTGGATGCCGAGCCCGTCAAAACCGACGTGAGCTGGAAGCTCAACGGCCAAGAGCATGCTGCCACCGTCTTTGTGGTGCGCCAGCCCTTTGGCGCGGTGGAGTCTGCGCTGCAAGATGCGCAGAAAGACCGCAGTCAGGGCGCCAAGCTCATCAGCCTGTGCATCCGCTTGGGTGACCAGGCGCAAGAGCAGCTCACTTATGAGCAGGCCTACAGCCTGCACCCTGCCGTGGCTTGGGCGTTTGTGGACGCCATCAACACCGTCAACAGCCCAAAGCCCTGACGCCCGCCGACGAGGTCTGGCACGAACTGGTGCTGGCCGGCGTCGGTGGGCGCACCATTGCCCAGGCCAAGCGCAACATCAGCTGGCCTGAGTTTCAGGCCTGGCTGGCGTACCGTGAAGCCCACGGCAGCCTCCACCAAGCCCCCCGCCTGGAGCGTGGCTTTGCCCTGGTGGCGCACACCGTGGCGTCCACCATTCCGCGCCGCAAGGGCGCCAAGGGGCCGAAGTTTGAAGACTTCATGCCCCGTCGCGCCAAGGCGCAGGAAGAGGCCATGTCGCTGCAGGAAGCAATGGAGTTGATGCAGTGATTTGCTAGGATCGCCCAGATCAATAGGGGTCGTCATGGCAAAGGTTGTTGGGTGGGTGATGCTGGGTGTCGCTGCGTTTTGCGCCTACTTCGCGTGGTTTCGTATTTCGGTTATTAATTCCTTGGCTGAAGTAGGCGTTGTTAAAGCCGGAGCTGGCTTTCAAGTGCTTTTGCTTGTTCTCTGTGGCGTGATATTGCCGCTGGGGTTGGGGGCATTGCTTTTGCGAAAGCCTCCAAAAAATTAAACAAACCGCCTTCGGGCGGTTTTTTTATGGGTGAATGAATATGGCTTCAAGAAGTCTGGGCACGCTCACTATCGACTTGATTGCCAAGGTCGGCGGTTTCGTTGAGGGTATGACCAAGGGCGAGCGTGAGGCCGACAAGATAACCCGCTCCATGCAGCGCAAGATGCAGCAGCGGGCCAAAGAGATTCAGAGTGCTTGGGATGGCATCGGCAAGGCCCTGGCTGCAGGCGTGGCCGGTATTGCCGTGGGGGCTGTTTTCCAGAACGTCATCACCCAGACGCGCAATGCAGAAAAAGAGCAGGCCTTGCTTGCAGCTGCATTGAAGTCCACAGGGCAGCAGGCTGGCTATACCCAAGGGCGCTTGAATGAAATGGCTGGTGCCATGGAGACCCTGACGGGCATTGGCGCTGGTGACTTCAACCAAGCGCAGACCGTGCTGCTGGGGTTCACCAATATCGTTGGCGAACAACTGCCAGAGGCGCTGCGGGTTGCCGCAGATTTTTCCGTCAGAACTGGTGCAACCATGGCCAGTGCGGCTGAGACCATTGGCCGTGCGCTGGACATTCCCAGCGAGGGCATGAAGTCTTTGCAGCGGCAAGGCTTCAAGTTTTCTGAGTCGCAGATCGAAGTTGCGCAGAACCTGGAGAGAACCGGGCGAATTGCCGAGGCGCAAAAGATCGTCATTGATGCGCTGGACGAAACTTATGGTGGCGCGGCGGTTGCTGCACGGGACACACTGGGCGGCGCGCTGGATGCGCTGAAGGCTACCATCAATTCTTTGCTGACCGGGGAGGGTGGCAGCTTTGATGCGATGAAAACATCCATCAATCAGCTCAATCAAACCATGGCCGCGCCTGAGACGCGTGCCGCATTTCAAGCCTACATTTCCTGGATGGCGGGCATTGCTGCCCAAGCTATTCAAACCGCAGCAGTCATTAATGATGCGGGCTTCTTTTCTTGGCTGCAGGTCAGCAATAAAGAAGCGGCCAATATTCATTCGCTTGAGGAAACTGAGCAAAGTATCTCCGCCACGATTGATCGTTTCAAAAAGCTGCGTGATGAACTTAATCCCTCTAACTCTTTGGCTAACAAGCTCAATGATTGGATGTTTGGAGATGTCGGAGATTTAGATCGCCAGATCAAATTGCAGGAAAGCAAACTTGCCGGGGTCCAATCCAGGCTGCGCTTGATGCGCGGTCCAGACAATGCGATTTCCCCGGTCAGCCTCGCGCCAGATCTGCCGGTCGCGCCATCTGGTTCTGTCAATCTCAAGGACAACCCCAAGGTCCCCAAAGGCAAAACCCAGGCAGACAAAGATGCCCAAGCGGCGGAACGTTACCTTGATACCTTGCGGCGCCAGGCTGACCAGGTGCAGCAGATGGGGCACTATGAAAAGCTCCTATATGACCTGCGTGAAGGCACGCTGCACATCACCGATGCAGCTGTGCTCAAGGAAGCAGAGCGGCTGGCCATTCAAGCGGACTTTGCCAAAGATGGCGAAGGGCGCGAGAAAGAGCGCAATCGCTTGCTGGAAGAGGGCCGGCGTCTGGCGGAGCAGGTGCGCACGCCGTTGCAGCAGCTGACCGCTGAGCAAGACAAGATCAACCAGCTGTATGAGGCGGGGGCAATTTCTGTCGAAACCCAGTCCCGTGCGCTGCAGGTGGCGCGTGTGAATGCATTTGGCCTGGCAGGTGAGATTGAGAAGTGGATCAAGGGCGATGTGCAGCCCTTGAGCGGCGGCCGGTTTGATGAGCAGCAAGAGCGCTATGAGGCCGAGGCTATGGCCGAGGAGGAGCGCTACGCCGCTCAGCTGGAGCGCCTGACTATGGCCATGGAGGCTGAGAAGCTGACCCGGGATGAGTACTACGCGCAGTTTGAAGGCATGGCGCAAGTGCACGCAGACCGCATGGCCCAGATCGAAAAGGCCAAGGCTGACCTGATGCTCAACAACATGGCCAGCGGCTTCGGCCAGATGGCAGATGACTTGTCGGCATTTGCTACGCAGTTTGGTGTGGAAAACAAAGCCATGCTGGGCGTCATCAAAGCCGCCAGCATTGCGCAAACCATTATCCAAACCTACCAGTCTGCGCAGTCTGCCTATGCGGCCATGGTGGGCATTCCGGTGGTTGGGCCCGCGCTGGGTATTGCTGCTGCAGCGGCAGCGGTGGCCGGTGGTATGGCGCGTGTGGCGGCCATCCGCAGCCAGGGCTTTGCCGAAGGTGGCTACACCGGTCCCGGCGGCAAGTATGACGAAGCGGGCATTGTCCACAAGGGCGAAGGCGTGCTCTCTCAGCGCGACATGCGCGCCCTGGGCGGGCCTGCTGCGTTTGAGCAGTTCCGTTCTTCCCTGCACCGCGGCTACGCCGATGGTGGCGTGGCGGGGCTGCCGCCTGCGGTGGCACGCAATTACAGCTTGGATGCCGCTCCTGCTGCGCCGATTGTCAATGTCATTGAAGACGCCAGCAAAGCCGGCCAGGTGGAGACCGTGCAGAACCAAGACGGCAGCTACTCCACCAATGTGTTCGTGCGCAATATCCGGTCTGGCGGTGATGAAGCGCGCGCCCTGGAGGCGACGTATGGCTTGACAAGGCAAGGACGATAAATGACCGCAATAGCTTCTGATATCTACTGGCCCGCTGGGTTGCCGTGCGCCTTGCGAGAGGGGCACACAACCCAGCATGGCACGCCGTTTGTGAGAACGCAACTGGCGTCGGGGCGTTCGCGGCAGCGCCGCAAATTCACCAGCGTTCCAAGCGTCAGCCAGTTTTCTTGGCTTTTTACAGAAGCGCAGTGCGTGGCATTTGAGGCATGGTTTCGTGATGCCATCTCTGATGGTGCGTCGTGGTTCAACATGGAGACACGCACGCCGCTGGGAAGAATTGGGGTGGTCTGCCGCTTTGAGGGCATGTACACGGGCCCCGACTTGGTGGGCCGCGATCGTTGGAAAGTCTCTGCACCGCTTGAATATTGGGAGCGCCCCCTCATGCCGCCAGGCTGGGGCCTGATGCCCGAATACTTGCTGGGCGCAGACATCTTTGACATTGCGATGAACGACCGCTGGCCGAAGGCGCAACCATGACTATCAGCACTGTTCTAAAAACCGTCTACGCATCAGCGCCCTCCGAGGTGCTGCGCATTCAGACGGTAGACATCGAGCTGCCAGGCGGCCAGCATGTGCGCCTGGTCAACGACTTCTTTGATGCCACACTGGGGGTGGATGGCGTGCCGCAACTCTTCGAGGCCTGCGGCATGGACATCACCCTGCCAAACAAAGATGCCAGCGGTAACCAGACCCTGCAGTTTGCGCTGGGTGTGCTTGACGATGACCGCATCAATGGCCTGATTGCCCAGGCGCTGGACGCTGGCCAGCCGGTGTACCTGGTGTATCGGGAGTATCTGAACACCGACACCACGGCCCCAGCCATGGCACCCATCCGCATGACCGTGCTGGGCGGTGCGTTTGATGAAGACCAGCTGGGCATCGAGGGCAGCTACTTCGACATGCTCAACACCGCGTGGCCGCGTGAGCGCTACACGCTGGAAAACGCCCCGGGGACCAAGTACCTGTGATTGCCAGCTACCTACAAACGCGCTACGTGCGCGGCGGCCGTGGCCCTGTGGACTTTGACTGCTGGGGCATGACGCGGGCGGCGCGCACCGAGCTGTTTGGCCGGCCGCAGCTGCCCTTGCTGTGTGATGCCGTCCCTGGCAGCCTGCGCGCCATCACGCGGGCCCATGAGCAGGTGCGCGCGCTGCACGGGTTTCAGCAAGTGGCACCACGCCCAGGGGCAATTGCCGAAGGCTGGATGGCCAGCCTGTGCGTGCACGTGGGCCTGGTGGTAGAGGTGGATGGGCGCATGTTCATCCTTGAAACCGATGACCCAGGCGGCCCATGCCTGACCCCAATCAACCGCTTCCAAGCCCGCTTTACGCGGGTTTTGTTTTTTGATGAGCAGCCATGACGATTCACATCTACCCCGGGCAGCGTCCAAGCAAGCCGATTGAGTCACACCCATGGGCGGGCACCATCGCCGGCTGGTTTGAGTCTGCAGGCATTGACTATGCGCAGTGGGAAGTGCAGCCCGTGTCTGTGACTGTGGATGGCGCGCCCGTGCCCGTGGAGCTGTGGGCAGACACCGTGGTGACCAACGACCAGGTCGTGGCCATTGCGCCATACCCATTCGGCGGCATCGGCAAGATTTTCAGCAAAGTCTTCAATCTTCTGTTTGGCTGGCTGCTGCCAAAGACTGGTGCGGGCAAAAGAAACGACCCTGGCCAGGGCAAGCAACTGCAAACGGCCGACGGCAAGGCCAACACGGCAAAGCTCAATCAAACAGTGCCAGAGCTGTTCGGCAAGTTCATTCGCTACCCGGACTACCTGGTGCCGCCGCGTCGGCGTTTTGATGGGCCACGCACGCAGAATCTGGAGATGCTGCTGTGCGTGGGTCCTGGCCGGTATCAGATTGACCCGGCGCTGGTGAAGATCGGCAACACGCCGCTGGTAAGCATGGAGGGGGCAGAGTTCACAGTGCATGAGCCGGGTGCCGACTTGTCGCTGCTGGAGATGGCGCAAAACTGGTATCCCGCGCCCGAAGTGGGTGGCACCAGCGCGGGCACTGCAGGCCTTGATTTGACGGCCACGGCAGACACGAGCATCAACCCCACAGGCTCCAGCTATGTGCTGGCCGGTGGTGGCGTCATCACGTCAGATGTTGACTTCCCCGCATCGTGGGGCGTGAGCACAGCAATGTCGCTGATGTTCCGCCAGCCCGTGACGATCACGCGCATCAATGTCGGCACCCTGGAAGAGCCAATCTTTGTTAATGAGCTGGAGGGCGACTGGCGCGAGATCTCGCCCGTGGTGAATCAGATGCTCAACGCCTCTGGCGTTCACGAAGGCTCTGCCCGCGTGCGCTCGGTTGCGGTAAATAGCGCCGGCTACGGCAAGATCACGCTGTCGCGTTTTGTGGATGGCGACCCTGGCAGCTGGCAACCAATCAGCGATTTGGCGCTGGGCAATCAAAGCATCGCGGTTTCGCGCGCTGGGCAGGTTTATCTGGTTGAGTCTGTGAGCGGTACGCAAGTGACGGTGAGCGCACAAGGCGTGAGCGGCTGGAGCGGCTTTGCCCCCAGAACTGTGCCGGCAGCTGGTGCCGCCTGGGGCGTGCAGCCTGGCACGGTGTACGGCGAGCAAGCGGGACCGTTTGTAATCTTGCCTGTTGCGGAAAAGACCAGCGTTTTTGAAATCGACTTCTTCTTCCCGCAGGGTTTGCACTACATCGAAGATGATGGCGACGTGCGCGCCCGCTCCGTCGGTGTCGCAATTGAATACCGCGATGCCGCAGGTGGTTCATGGCAATCGCTGAGCAAGACGTACACAGAAGCCACGCTGGACCAGATTGGCTTTACGGAGCGCATCACGCTGGGCGCGGCCATCCGGCCAGAGGTGCGCATTCGCCGCCGCGGCGCGCGTGCGTCAAGCACCCAGGTGCAAGACGTCATCCAGTGGTACGCCGCCCGCTGCTTGCTGCCTGCGCCCACCAGCTACCCGTGGACCACGCTCAGCGTGAAGGTGCGCGGCCTGGGCCAGATTGCTGCCAGCTCAGAAAACCAGATCAATCTGGAGGCCGTGCGCATTCTGCCCACGCTGCAGCCAGACGGCAGCTGGGGCCCTGAGGTGCCAACGCGTGATGTGTCTGCCGCTGTTTGGCGCGTCTGCAGCACCATTGGCTATGGCGTAGACAGCGTGGACATTCCAGAGTTGCTGCGTTTGCACAACATCTGGGCCGCAAGGGGTGAGACGTTTGATGCCGTGCTGGATGAAACCACGGTGCAGCAAGCTATTGAGACGGCGTTTGCATCGGGCATGGCCGAGCTGGCCCTTGAGGACGGTAAGGTGCGCCCCGTGCGTGATGGCCTCCGAACCATTGCCGAGCAGTCGTACAGCGCGCACAACGTGCTGGAGGGCATTCGGCGCCAGTTCACTGCGCACCGGCCAGATGACAACGACGGCGTGGAGGTGGAGTTTCAAGACGAAGCCGATGGCTGGGCCGCGGCCACCGTGCGGTGCATGCTGCCCGGTTCGCTGGGCTTGAAGCTGCAGAAAGTCAAGCTGCCGGGCGTCACAGACCGCACGCGGGCCTGGCGCATCGGCATGCGCCGCGCGCGTGAGCAACGCTACCAGCGCTGGAACTACTCATTCTCCACAGAGCTTGACGCCCTCAACAGCGGCTACGGCGCGTTTGTCTCGCTGGTGGGCGACCAGTCGGCCATCTTGCAGCAGATCACCCCAGCCCCCGGCGGCATGGCGCGCCTGCATGTCACAGAGCCGCTGCGCTGGAAAGCGGGAGACACGCACGTGGTGGCGTTTCGCCGCCCAGATGGATCGCCTGCCGGCCCCTGGCTGGCAACGCCGGGCAGCGATGAGTTTGAACTGCTGGCCCCCATTCCGCAGGCGGAGTGGCCAGCCATCAGCCTGAGACAAGAGCCGCCACATGTGTACTTCGGCCCCCAGAACGCATGGCATTGGCCCGCGTTGGTGCGCAGCGTCAAGCCAGGCTCCAGCGACACCTGCGCAGTGCAAGCCGTGAACTACGACCCGCGTCTTTATGACGATGACGACAACAGCCCACCGGCTGAGTAACCCACCCCACTAAACCGGCCCTGCGCCGGTTTTCTTTTTTCTACCTTGCCCGCTTTGTGCGGGCTTTTTGTTTTGTGCGAGGACACATGACGACATACAACACAGGTAACCCGCTGGGGAGCGTAGATCCGAAGGACCTTTTTGATAACTCTCGGAATCTGGACCATTACCTCAATGCTGAGGCCCTGGATTGGCAGGATCGCTTCGGCAAAGAGCGAAAGACATGGGCGGGCGTAGAAGAGCAAGCGCGACTTGACACGGAGGCTGCGGCAGGGGCTGCTGCAGCTCTTGCGACTGAGCAAGCTGGCGAGTTCAAGGATGCAGCCGAGGCCGCGCGTGACACCGCGACCGATGCAAGTCAGTCTGCGGCATCTGCACGGGACGATGCTATTGCCGCGGCTGCTGCAAGCGGTGATGTCGTGTTTGCAAAGGATATTGCGGACATGCAGAGCAAGCTGCCTCTGCCCAATGACACGATCATTGAGGTTGCCAAGGATGGCAATCACGCAGATGCGCGTACCCGTTATGTGGTGAAAGCCGGCGTACCCGAGTTCATGGTCGCTCTGGAAAGCTTCGTCCAAGCCGGGGCAGGCTCCGTGCAGATGTCGCTGCAGGAGAAGTCTCGGCAGACTGTGACCTCCGCTGATAAGGGCGTGGTGGGATCCGGTGCAGATGAAACCAGTGCGCTGGCTGCCACGGTAGAGACGGGCGCGTCAGCCCGCTTTCTGCCGGCAACGGTCAAGGTGACGGGGCCTGTGCGGGCGGGTGGAAAGCGCTTGACGTTTGATCCGGGCTTCCGGGTGTATGCAGACCCAACCGCACCAGCTCTTGCGCATGAGCAGATCATCCCCAGCGTGATCCTGCCCGATGCATACACGCCTTATGACTATGCGCGTTTTGGACGCATGGATCCGGTCATCATGGCTTACGGCGACAGCAATACGGCATGGGTCGATGCAAGCTCGGCCCGTATCGGCGTGGGGCAGGGCTCCTGGCCTGCATTGCTGGACGCTTATCTCTCCAAGCACACCTATTTCGCTGCTGGCCGTGTCCGAGGTGATGGGTCTCCAGGGCAAGAGTCGCAGTACGCCCTGGACAACCTGGATACCTTTCTGGCTACCTATAGCCCGCAGGTCGCCATTCTCGGGTGGGGCACCAATGACATCGCCCACGGCGTTACTCGCGAAAAGTACCTTGCAAATATGGCGTTGCTCATCGAGCGCCTGCACCAGGCAGGCATCTGCGTCATCGTTCTGGGCATCCCGTGGCACACCTCTTATGCCAATGAGGTAAAGGCCTGGAATAGTTCACTGGCTCGCTTGAGTGCGCAGTATGGCGTTGACTTCGTCCCCGTCTACACGGCGTTTGCAAATGCTGTGGGAACCTACTTCGCGGCCGATGGAGTTCACTACACGGTCGTGGCCAATCAGGTCCTGGCGCAAATCCTTGGTGACCTGGTGCTCAAGCGGTACAGCATTCCCAAGAACACCATGGCGGCTTTCTATCCCCGCCCGGGATCGTCGCTGGACCCTACGACCTGGGCCTGTGAGGGAATCCGCAGTTCTGGCGGAAAGAAGCTGCAGATTGTGCAGACCCCGGATGTCTACCTACGCCGCCTCTATCCGTACTCGATCAAGATCGATGCGGGCCAGGAAGTGTCGATATCGGGCACGGGGCCATTCTCTGCGGTCTTCAACTGGCCGGACAGCAAGGATGCGACCTGGACGCTCAATGGCGGTGCCTATAACCCGATTTCGCGCGGTGGCGTGGTGAAGGTGAACAGCACATCGGCTCGCCTGGATGGTTCGTCCAGTTCCTTCCGGGTCGGCTGCTCGGCTGGATCGATCTACCTTGTGGCCACGCACGCAGAGTTCGGCTTTGCGGCACCGATCTACTCGACCACGGAGATCCGCAACGGCGTCTATGTGCCAGGCCGGCGCATCACAGTGGCGGACGCCACTCACCATCTCGACACGGTGATGATCGAGATCGCCGGGACGGTAGATATCGGCTACGCCACAGAGTTGCATTTGCCCAATGTCGGACCTCTGGCGACCCGGCAGGCAATTGCCAACGCGCCCATCGGGTTCAAGTTCATGCAGTCGGATAACGAAACCTGGTGGCGCTGGGACGGAGCCTGGCAGGCTTATTAAGCAAACAGCAAACCCGCTTCGGCGGTTTTTTTACGCCCGAGGGAGGGCAACAAATGGCAGAACCAACAACGACAGCGGCGGTGACTGTCGCCGGCGCCGCTGTCTCCACGTCTGCGCTCACGGCATTCGGGATGCCGCTCGGGCTGCAGGCAGATCTGCTACTGGCGGGCTTCTCAGGCGCGCTGGTGGCGATCATCTTGCTCAACACTGTGCCCGGCGGTAGCGATACCTGGCAGGACATGCTGCGGCTGTCCTTGCGACGCCTGGCTGTGGCCTGGGCCAGCTCGATCACAGCTGGCTATCTCACGCCGCTGGCTGCGCTGATCTCGGCCGTGCCCCCCGAGCTGCTGCTATCCATGGCGTTCCTGGTCGGTGTCGGTGCGCAGCGCGTGCTGGTGGCCTGCCTGCGCCGCTACTGGCCTGAAGCGCAGGAGGGCTGAGCCATGTCTGCACTGCTTTTTGTCTTTGGGGTTGTCGTCCTGGCGGAGGCCCTGAACAAGCTGGAGCGCACACGCCCGTGTGCCCGTGGCATCACGCCACACCAGCGCCTGCTGGCCTGGCTCAAGGCCATTGCCTGGTCGCTGCTGGCCTGGGCCGGGGCTGCAGCCCTGGTTGGGCCTTTCTTCGGCTGGGCACCACCCACGCTGCGTGAGCTGGCCATCTTCGCTGGCTTCACCGTCTTGATTGTTCGCACCCGTTTCAAAGAAGGTTGATATGCAACTCACACCCCACTTCACCCTGGCCGAGTTCACCCGCAGCGCCAAGGCCCAGGCCCTGGGCTTGGACAACACCCCGACCGCAGCGGCCAAGATCAACCTGGCACGCACGGCGCAGATGCTGGAGCGCGTGCGTGCCTATCTGGGCGCACCCATCACCATCACCAGCGGTTACCGTGGCGCAGCCCTGAACAAGGCGGTGGGCGGTGTCACCAGCTCGGACCACTTGCAGGGCCTAGCGGCCGATGTGGTGGTGCCCAAGTACGGCACGCCCTATGAGGTGGCCAAGGCCCTGGCGCCGCACATCGATGCGCTGGGCATTGGCCAGGTCATCTATGAGGTCAGCGGCCGTTCGCGCTGGGTGCATCTGTCCGCCCGCGTGCCCGAGAAAACCGTGAACCGTGTCATCACCATCGCGGTGGGGCAGGGCACCATGCTGGGGATTCAACGCGTATGACCATCATCAGCCCACTCACAGCCGGCCTGGGGCTGGCTCTGGCGCTCAGCGTGCTGGGCAATCTGGCAGGCGGGTATGCCTACCTGCAGCAGCGCGATGCCTCGGTCGAGGCCCGCACGGATCTGCGGCACCAGACCGGCGCCACCGAGGCCGCCACCCTGGCCGCCCACGCGTGCAGCGATTCGGTCGAGGCGCTGAGCGTGTCGGCCGCCGTCATGGCCAGGCAACTGGAAGGCGAGCGCGCAGCCGCGGCCAAACGCTCCGGCACCCATTACGCGCGGGCAGATCAGATCCTGGCCACCCCTGCGGCCGTGCCTGGTGACGCATGCGCCAGCGCACAAAAGCGCGTGAACAACATCATGGCCGCACGTGGCCAGAAAGGCGGTGGCTGATGCGTTGGTGCTCCATACCCCTTATCTCCGCTGCGCTTGCGGCGGGGCTGGTTATGACAGGCTGCAGCTCTGCGCCGCCGGTCGCGAAGTTTGACCAGGTCAAGGTGGCCATCCCCGTGGCCTGCCAGGAACCCGAGCCGGCGCGGCCGCAGATGCCGACCGATCAACTGTCCGCGGACGTTGACGTGGACACGTATGTCCAGGCGGCCGAGGCGGAGATCCATCGCCGCGAAGGCTATGAGATCCAGCTGCGGGTGGCTTTGGCCAACTGCAAGCGGCCGCTCAAAGCGGCAGAAAAATGA